TGTATGGTCCGCCACCCCATCGAATGACACGACCTGTTGCCTGGAGTACCGAGCTCAGATCAGCAAGAGCTTGCGAGATCTTATTGTGATCATCAGGGTGCGTGTTGGCATGTGGAGTCGTATTGGTTCGCGTTCCAGTGGGTGGTACAATCGGCCAGGGCATCTACGACTCCATGATCCACTGAGGTATGTCGTCCTCGAGATTGACGGACGACGAAACGTTTATGACATTACCGTATGGGTCCGTCCACGAGCCAGCCTGGAAATCCTGTGGACGAACGTGAAGCAGAACCTGACCTGTCGACTTCTTTCGAATCTTGAGATCGAACAGATAGCCGCGCAGACGGAACTGGTTCGTCGAACCCTGCCATCCCACCATGAACTGATTACCGGGCTTGATCCAATCATCGCTGATGGTCGTATCAACAACCATCGAAGTAACGGCTGGCGTTTCGCCTGGCTCGAGGAGCTGCGCCTGAGAGTTCCCACCGAGCACCGAAGCATAGAACACCTTACGATTCAGATATGGTGGGTAGTTCGGCGGTGAGATCTGAAGCAACGCGGTACCCGTCGCATTCGTTCCTTCGAGCCGTAGACGACCTGCCGACACATCGGTGTACGCCTGAAGACGAGGAACATTGAGCGTCGTAGGGCTGCGGAAGAAATACGCCGCACCCTGCCCTGGATCGTAGAAATCCATGTACATCTCAACGTCCGTCGGTGTAACCGTAGCAGGCACATTGAACCAGAGCTGCGGAGCAACGGTTACTGGTGAGAAGTTCGCGCCAAGGCTGATACCAAGATTACCAGATGGATGCACGGGCTCGGGTGGCGGAGGATCAGGAATCGCTACCGTTCCATACCGTGTAGCAATCGCTTCAAGGTATACTGTGGCCTTGACGGTCGTAGGATTGATCGACCACTGAATGCCAAGTACCCAGCCCGTCGAATCTACAAGGCGGCCAGCGTCTGTCGGTGGAAGCGTCATCGCGAGTACTCGGGATCCACGAAGCATGCGCAAGGCGAAGGCGAAGCCGACCTCGTATGTACCATAGTACGAGATCCCGGCCCACACCGGTTCTTCCGTATCAAGGTCGATCACATCAGTGAAGTCGATCTCAACCTGAGTAACCCATGGCCTCGGATCACTGTAGGCATCAAGGATACGATTCCCAAGATTCAACGCGGGCGTCTGGGTTCCAACGGCTTCGACCATCGGAAGGTTATCCTGATACGTTCGTCGACCGAATGTATCAATCGAAACCTGATCCTTCTGCACCCACTCGTCAGGCGTCGGATCGGTCGGAACATCAGGCGTGATAACCGTGACCTGATTCAGCAGTCGATCCATCGGCCACGTTACCCGACCAACGGTAAGGCACGGGAGCCGCATGCGAATCTGGGCATTCTGCCAGAGTTGATGCGGGCTCGCGATGAACAGGTAATTCGGGCTGACGACAGGCTCTCCGATATGAAGATCCTCAACGTCAACATTTGCGCCATCCTGGGCGGCAGCAAGTCGGTAGTTGTACTTGATCGTATTCTGAGCGAGGTTGAGGAGGTTCTGCGAGAACTCTTCTTCAGCGAGAACCTGAGCAGCCGGTAGCGTGGTACTCAAATATCGAACACCAAGAGCCGCACGGCCGGTGATGAACTCAAGACGAGCGTTCGCCTTCTCTTCTGCTCGGTACGTTGTCCCTGGAGCCTCGACAACGCGAGCCATACGGTTCAAAGCGTCGAGTGCATAGAGTTCCCACCGCATGTACGGAGCGTTGAACTCACCGGATCCGACGTACTCGGCATTGGCTGACTCGACTGTTCCCGTGAACACGGCATCCCAGTGTCCACTGTTGAGAGCTTCGATGATAATAGTCCGACCAATGACAATGGCTTCGGGGGTCGCGTACGGATCCTCGCCAACCCATTCGTTAGGAACATTCATAACGACAACCTGGAGCGAGCAGCTACCGATTTTGTTCTGATCAAGCGGACGCTGACGACCGGTATCAATAGTCATGTTCGTAATGAAGCAATTCATTGGTTGACCATCGGGAAAGAGCTCATTGACGATACGACCATAGTCGTAATCGCCATAATTCAGGTCACCGTAGTTCCACGGCCCGCTAGCCGTCGTACCCGCGAAGATCCTGACCCTGAGTCTATCGTTGACGCTCACCAGAACTTACCCCACTCGGGCAGATAGCTGTTCGACCGCCAGAACTTGATCAGCGCATCAGACAAGGTCCGTGCAGCTTCAGGCGTCATGATAGCTCCGGTGACATTGACATCGATCCTCGCGGTGCCTGTCGTTCCAGCCGGTGCGTATCCGTTCATGAATCCACCAGGATTCGGAGCCGTGTAGATCGGAGATGTACGCGGATTATACACCGCAGGCGTAGCAGCTCGAGCGGCAGCAAGAGCAGCCTCAGCATCGTTGAGTGCCCAGGTCTCTGCGACAAGCTGAGCACGAGCATCCCGGATTGCATCTTCATGAGCACGGATGCTCTCCATCGCCATCTGCGGCTGACCAGACTGGCGATAGGTTGCGAGCTCCCACTCAGCTCGACGCAGATCATCCGAAGCATACTGCGCTGATCGCGTGGCCGCCTCCACTCGATACTGTGCCTGCTCGACAGCGTAGGCCGCCTCATCTGCGGCATAGTACGCTTCGTCAACGGCACGCTGAGCATCAACGACTCTACGGTTCGCATTCTCCACAGCCTTCAGCGCGCCTTCAAGCGATCTGGCTGCACCTTGCTGCCGATCCATCGCTTGCTGAGCAAGATCAGATTCACGAGGGAATCCGTTGACCGTATAGTTGTAGTCCTTCTGCGCCTGGTCCGCATCCTTCGTCGAATCATCCAGAGCATCAGTCGCTTCAGCGTGATCCAGCTTCGCGCGCTCAACGGCCCGCTCTGCATCAGCCAGACGACGAAGAGCCGAAGGCGATGAGGTTCCACCGTAGAACCGACGCAGACGATCGAGCTCAGACTGGGCATCAGTCAGAGCAAGAGTTGAGTCTTCGAGACCGAGCTGGGAAGCGCGAACCTTCCTCTGAGCATCATCCAGATTCTCAAAGGCATCAGCGGCTTGCTGAGACGCAGCACCATAGCCGTGAAGAATCTGCTCAACCTCACGGCTCGCATCCGCGAACTCTTCCTGAGCATCAGCAGCATCACGCTGAGCCTCAACTAGTCCACCTGCCGCATCAGCCTGATCGCGGATAGCTCGCTGAATATTCTCACGTGCCTTGGTCTCAGCTCGAATCGCCTGCAACACTCCACGCTGAGCATCAGCGATGGCGGCGTAGGCTTCCTCAGTTGACTGGCGCTGACGTTCGATTGAACGCTCTTGATCCGCGATGCTCTTGTTGTACGCTTCCTGAGCAGCAGCAAAGTCGGCCAGCGCCTTGGTCTGAGTTTCAGCGAGGTCCTTCTTCGCTTCGCGCAGTGCCTTCTCCGCGGCACTCTTCGCCTTAGCAGCAGACTCGTAGGTCTTGATGAGCTCCTGATATGCCTTGATCTGCTCGGCAGTCGCAGCCTCAGTTTCCTTCTTGTCCTGCGCGTCCTTCTGCGCCTTGTCCTTCATCCACGTATCGTATGCCTTGTTGACATTCTCGATACCCTGGATGGCGAGACGCATATCATCCTGAACTGTAGAGCCCAGAAGTTCGGGATGCTGGTTCAGCGCGTCTGCGATAAACTTGGACCACTTGCCAGTGAACTCGGCAAACTGATCCTCGGTGCCCTGGATTGCAACAACGGCTTCATCACGGAAGTTCGTGATACTGAGACCCATCTGATCGAACGAGTCCGTGACACCCTGGTCATCAACCATTCCACGGACGTCAAGCTGAACAGCATCCTCGGTATTCCCGCGAGTGGCTTCGACCGTCTTGTTGAACCGATCGACGGCATCCGAAGCATCATCAGCCTTGGACTTCGCATCCGCCATAGCAATGCCAATGCCTGCAATAGCGGCGATGCCGATAGCAGCCGCAGCAGGCAAGGAGGCGGCCAGCGCTGTCGAAATCCCCTCGAAGGCCGATATCGTCTTGAGCGTGTTGAGGATTGAGACCAGCTTCGCGAGAGCACCAAGAGCGCCGACAGCCACACCAGCGAGAAGTGCCAGGCCACCGATGGTCGCCTGAAGTGCATCAGGCAGAGAGTTGAACGCGCCGAGTAGAGCGTTGGCCACCTTCGTCAGACCAAGCATCAGAGGCAGGACGCCTTGACCAACGGCCGCCTTGAAGTTCTCCATCTCAGCGTTCAGGACGCGCTGGCTGTTCGCGAACTGATCCTGCGTGTCAATGAAGTCGCCGGTCGCAAACCCGAGCTGCTCCATCACCTCAGCGCGGGCAGCAAGGATCCTCTGCGAAGAGTTCAGCGCACCCGTACCGTCGTAGATGCCCAGCGTCCAGGCTCGCTGACGAAGCTGCACGTCATTCAGAACAACGCCGAATCGACGGAGTGGTTCGTACTCGGAGCGCATGGCTGCCCCAAGAGCGATAATCGCTTCCTCTGGCGTGGTGTTACGAACTGACGCCATGTCAGCCGCCATCGTCACCATCTGCTCGGTGAACCCGACGAGCTCTTCACCAGCGAGCCCCGCCGTCTTGCCGAACACACCAAGAGCAGCTGCGGCGTTCAGCGCTGAAGTCTTGGAGAAGCCGATCTTCGCGGCACTGTCAGCGAACTTCTCCACACCCTCGAACGCGTCACCGAAGACCTTCTGGGCAAAGTTCGTCTGCTCGATCAGATTTGAGGTTGCCTTGCCGACCTCGAGCAGAACACCAAGGTAACGCTTCGCCGCTCCGATGAGCGTATCGCCAACGGTAGCGAGGAGCAGATTCTTCTCAGAATCCTCCATGCCACCGATAGCATTCTGAAACTGCTTAGCCTCGGCGGTGACTTTGCGGATCGCCGCGATGACGGGCGATGCATCGGCATCGAAGATGACATTGACGCGCTCGGTGGCGAGAGCCATGCCTTACTCCAGGATCAGAGTATCGAAAAGATCATCGAGCTTCATCGTCGTACAAGCCTTCAGATGCTCGAGCATTGCCCTCTCGTTCATCTCGTCTTCAGCCGGAGCGGTGAGGATCACGAGCCAGGCTGTGCATGCTTCTGGTCCGGTGTAGGGCATGCAGTCGATCCAGGAGTCTCGTCCAACGAGCTTGCCGACGAGAATGGCTTGCCCGACAGTGACGGACTCTGAGTCGCCAACGATCTTCCCGCCCCACTGCATCTTCCACTTCGTCTCCGGTCGGCGCCCGAATGCTGCAGTCATTTACGCTCCCTTGCGAACTTGGAACGGGTTGTCAAAGGCGTACTTTACCGTATCGAGATACCCCTGAGAAAGCGATCTGACGATGCGGATCTTCGCCCTCGATGCGCCCTGCTCCCAGTAGTTGTCTCGCTGCGAGCCCTTGTGCTGAACGGACTTCACGCGCCGCCAACGACCATCTCGGCTATCACGAAACTTGAGATACGGAGCATTCTTCGCCGTGATCTTGTGAGGCTTCGTCTTCCCACCAACCCCGGAGTTATCGCGCAGACCCCACGGTCCTCGAGCATTTGCAAAGGCTCGGTACCCAGCGTTCTTGTATCGCTTGATTACCCAGTCGGCGGCGAGTATGGCCTTGGATCGATGACGACTCAGACGCCGATCAGCTCCAGCCGCATTGATGGCTGAGGACCGGAGCTCTGCCTTGAAGATGTTGCCCGCCTGTTCCAGCATGTCTCGAGTCGAGGGAACCATATATGCTGCCAACCGCTGAAGCTTCTGCTCGAATTCCTGTGGCGACCTGGACGTTCCCACCTGGCCTCCTCGACCATTCCAGAAGGTTCCCGGGCTTCCTGGAATGATCCAGAAAGGAGAGCGGAATAGCTAGACAAAGGGCTTCAACTGGATTCATTCCAGAAGAAAGTCCCCGATTATACGAGGATGCCCGGGGTCCGCGCTCAGAACCCCGGGCATCACTCGCAACGGCCCCACGCCGACCGGACGTCTACGCGGAGACCTTCTCCTCGGCAGCTTCGCGAGCCGCTTCGAAGGTCGCAGCCACGGTGCTCACACCGATGTCGGGCTTGCCGATGATCGGCCAGGTTGCCGTCGCCTGCAGAGGAGTACCGGCGTCGCCACCAAAGGCACCAGCCACCACGCGGCAGACGCCCGTGGCGATCGGTGAACCAACAGCGTCATCCAGCGAGATGCTGAAGTACTTCTCAGCTGCATCGTTGTCCCAGGCGAACTCGGAAAGGCCGGCAGTCGCTGTCCAGTCCTGCAGCCAGGTGAGAGCGAGCTCGAATCCGGTCTGACCCGGAACCTGCGTCTCACCCGAGCAGAAGGTTGCTGGCACGGTCTGAAGGTTGGGGTTCGCGTTGATGGCTGCCGAGATGACCTGGCACTGGAAATCAGGTGCCGTGGCGATCCCAGTCGCATCGTCAGCGAACTGAACGTTGGCGTTGGTGATGACGATGACCGTCTGAGCCATCATGGTCCTTTCAACACAGAGCGATGTTGGTGTGTCCGAGGATCACGTACGCCGGTAGGTCCACCGGAAAGTCGGGATCTGTTGGACGTGGGGCTGCAGCATCAACGACGAAGTTGAGACCGACACCCTTGACGAGTTCGCCAATGATCGGTTCAATCCACGCGTCGAATTGCTTGGATATGTCTTCTGCTGTCGTCCTCGCGACGATCAGACTGATGGGCCACGAGACCGTAGCCACACGCCCATCAATCAGATACGACGGATTGCCGATCATGATGACAGGCGGAATCGGATCTGAGACTGGCGCCCTCAAGACCGTACCATACGACGCCAAGAAGGCGGCCAGCGTCTCCCGCTGCTCCGTGACGGTCTTGATCACGCGAACCCCACCGGTCGTGAAACGAGGAGGAGCTTGCGATATCGTTGCAAGGGCGTCGAGCCTTCGCCAGGCTCAATCGTCAGATCCACGCCACCGATCCGAGCAGTGTACAACGAGGCCGCGTAATCGAGACATCCGTTGAACACCGAAGCATCAGGTTCGTTGGGCACGAGATTGCTCGATGCCAACACCGTCTGCCCGTAGGAAATGGCAGCGTCCAGCGCCCAGTCCATCGTTTCATCGACCTGTTGGCGCGTGAACACCGCGAGCTCGTTGATGGTTGGCCAGGGCACCGGACGCTCTCCTACTTCTTCTCGGCGGACTTGGCAGCGCTGGCCGCCTTCTCCGGCTCAGCCTTCTTCGCAGCAGGCTTCCCGTACTGCGGGTGGCCGGCCTTCTCGTGTCGCGAGGAAGGTTCATCCACATCAACGGTGCCATCGCGGACGAGGTCACCGAGGTCGAGGCTGACGATTGGGTCGTGATCGGGATTGGTCCTCATTGGTCTCCTAACTCACGGTGGTGTCGACGTACACGTTGTGGTTCGTGGATCCGTACGGGTACACGGTCACGCGGTACGTCCCAGCATTGGCATAGACGTGTTGCTTGCCGTCGTAGTCGACGACCTCCTCCGTGCCATCACCCCAGTTGACATCATGCAACGTCCCTGGGATCTGAGCCGGCGTGAAGCTGATGGTCGTTGCCTTGGAACCAGCAGCGCCAGGCGTGGCCTGCACGGACGTGATGAACTGTCGACGAGAAGGTTCAGCAGTGACGATCTTCCCATCGTCAATGAGGTCTTGCAGATCGAATGCATCCATGACTGGCGCACCTCCACCGCCAATTCCTGGGAAGATGAGTTGTCCAGTGTACGTTGCCAGATCGGCGTAACACGTACCGGTGACATTGGTTGCCGTCCAACCCCAACAACCGGGTGGCGTACCGACAACATCAGCCCAGCTGACAGCGAGTCGCCCGACCTTCGAAAGACCAGGCAACTCGATGTCGAACTCATTGCCAACGACGAGCTCCGGCGTAAGCTCGCACTCCGTGTCGTTCGTCATCATCCCGCTGACATACCACAGCCAACCCAGCGGGTCGTCCTGCAGGGTGTTGACGGTCGGATGACGAGTCAGGGTGAGTGGCATGGCCTACGCGTGGGTCAGGGCGACGAAGGCCGCGGGCACGGTGACCACGCCGGCGAAGTAGCCGTAGTACGCGATCTCCCAGCCGAGCAGCTTCGGCTCGACGACTCGCAGAGCACCGCGACGATCCTCGTAGGTCTCGGCAAACGAGGAGGCGGCGACGACGAGGGTGTCGGCCGCGAACTGCGGGCTGACGACCAGGCGAGCACCGAGAGGACCACCGCTGAAGGTGGTGATGCCGCCCATCGTGCCAGGCGCGTTCATGGGCGCGAGGTTCGGGAAGAGCGGACGACCATCGCCGTCCAGCAGGGAGCCGAGCCACACCCACTCGTCGACACTGGCGTAGACCGTGTCGGGCAGGCGGTTGCAGCCCTGGTAGACCTTGCCGGCCGCGGCATAGAAGCCCGCGATCTCCTGGTCTGCCGTGATGGGCACGGTGTTGGCTGCGTTGGTCGTCTTCGCGGCGACCTCGATCATCGTCGCGGCCAGATCTTCGGTCTGGATCGCGTACTGATCAGCGAGGTCATCCGTGATCGCGTTCAGCGCGGACGGGCTCGTCCAGTCGATGACCTGGAAAGCGACGTCGATCGCGCCGCCAAGCGTCTGCTTGGTCACGGGGATCGGATCGACAAGGAACTTCCGCGAGGGGAGCTCGGTCTTCTGCGTCGTCTGGATGCCGACCTGCGTGTTCTGGGTCACCTTGGGACGGGTGAACGAAGAGCCGTACTGCGGCATCGGGTACTGGCGCAGGGACGCGACCACGGGGCGGCTGGCGTCGATGATCTTGATGACGTCGCCGACGACCGGCTCGGGCACGAGACCGGGCACATCACCCGTGACCTCGTTGGCAATGCGGTCGACGTTGACGGCGCGGTTCAGATCTTCGAGCTTGCGCCGAGCCTCGCGATCACCCTGATACGAGTGGATGACGTCGTGCATGTAGTCGCCAGGCGTCGGGTAGAACGACCGGACGATCTCCGCGTACTCCTTGCCGGCGTTGGGCTCGGAGTTCGACGCGGTGCGGTTGATCGGAGCCGCATTGGTGCGGACCGGCATCTTCTCGAGGACCGCGGACGACCGGGCGATCAGCTCATCGAGCTCGCCGGCTTCCTCGATCTGCTTGTTGAGCTTCTCGATCTCGCCGCGGAGCACGTCGATGTTGGCCTTCTCGGACTCCGAGGGTTCGCCCCCATTTTCCGCGACCTTCGTCGACAGCGCCGTCAGCTGACCGAGCTTTCCTTCGAGCATCTTGCGAAGGATCTCGAGCATTGGTTTCCCTTTGGTTCGGAGTGACATTGGCTCGCAGCGACGGGCGCACGCGAAAGAAGGTCGGAACCTCCGGGATTCGTTTCTACCAGGAGGCGGCCAGCGCTGTCCAGTCCTTCGACGACCGTGGTTAGCCTCGGTGCTTGGCGATGAACTCGTTGAGCTCGTCAAGGTAGGACGTGGCCGCCTCGTGGCTGCGAAGAGCCATGATCTCAGCACCCGCGAGCTGGTTGAACGGCGTCATGCTCACCTCGCGGACAGCCACCTCAGAACGGTGGATGGCCTTGCCGACCTTGCGGCTTCTGATCACCGTGGCGCCGATCGATACGTTAGTGAGCGCGCCATCGTGATAGAGTTCGAGTGCATCATTGCCGCCGGTGGTGCGGCTGATCTTCGCCGTCATCCACGGACCATCGTCTCGCTCGTGGATCGCTGCCACTGCTCCGATGGGAGCATCAGACCGACGGTGGTTGAGGAACATCGGCCACTTCTTGCCGGTCACCTCAGCCCGCTTGATGGTCTGTGCGAAGGATCCGCGATCCCAGACCTCGGTGTAGAAGAGGCGACCGTCGTCGGAGACCTCGTTCTCCACGTCCCAACGGAGCAGGCGAGCCACGAGCGTGCGACCCTCTGCACCCTGAATCTCGAGCGTATCAAGGTCAAGTGCTCGAGTGATGTCGCCGTTGAAGTTCATCACACTGCTCCCGGATCATCTGGCTTGCTGGCGATAGCCTTCGGCTGCTCAGGCTTCTTGAGCATAGGGTCTTCGTATCCTGCGGGTAGCGGACCAAGACGTTCCAGCACCCGAAGCTCTTCGAGTGTATAGACGCCGGTCTCACGCGCGAGCTTGTAGGATTCCATGCGCTCCTTGAACGACATGCGCATGGTCTCTTCGGACGAATACCGTGCCAGCGTCTTGCCTGGCAGAATATCGGCAAACGTCTGCTCAATCCGGACCATGATCGGCTGCATACTATAGAGCAACCGGTCTCGCGTCTTCTGGTCCAGGTTTCCGTACGTCAAGCTCGAGCCACCGGTGGTCAACGTAGCGCTGAGATCCTCCGGCGACAGATTGAACATGAACGCGATCTCAGCCACATTGAACATGCGGCTCTGCAGGTACTCAGCGTCCTGCATGCTGAGACCGATCTTCTCCACTTCCATCGTGGCGGGGATGACCGCCGGCTGTCGGTTCCCAGAAGCATGCCGCGCAACCCATCTGCCCTGGATATACGCAGCCTCGGGCTCACTGAGCTCGGGCTTGTTCACCTTGATGACAACCGGCGGAACACCCCCGTTTGAGTACGCCTGCTGCCCGAAGTCGGCAAGCGTATTCGAGTACCTGAGATTCTTACGGTGCGCCTCGATAACACCTACGCCCCACAGAGACCCAGGCGACAGATACCCACGGACATGGAAGATCTCATCATAGCGGAGTGGACGGTCCATGCCAGTGATCTCGTAGTACGGGATCCCTCGCACCATGTCCATCACGACGTCGTCCGGATGAACGGGCAGGATCTGCCGAGGCAGACCGCTTGATTCCTCGTAATCCGCGCGAACTCCGACGAAGTTGCCACGGAGAACGATGGACGTCACCATCGCGAAGAAGTAATCTGCGTAGGTGAGCAGCGGCCACGGACGCTTGACAACCTGAGGTGTCGGAGTGATCTCGGCATTCGGGATCATGTCGTCATAGCACCGCAGCATAAGCTGCGAGATGAATCCGGCGACCAGATTCATGGCACGCCAGGCCGCCGGAATGCCGAGCACCATCTGATCTTGCGTACCCCACGCCGGCGATTCGATGACCTGACCGTCAGCGGTGATGGCGTATCCACCGCCCATCCACGTGCGGTAACGGTTCTCGTTGAGTGCCGGCTCGGGCTCTCGGGTGCCGCGGGGCATGGCCCGCACGATGCTACCGAACCCCATCGTCCTCAGCGTCCTCCGTCTGAGTCGTCGTGATGTGAACGACCTCTCGGATAGTACCGTACGCGAGCGTCAGTGAGCCAAGAACGATCAGCCCTGCGGCTATCGAGATGATCGCAGCTCCAATGCTAATGATCAACACGCCGAAGATCTGCGCGATGGTATCGACATTCCTTCTCAGAACATCCACAGCCCAGGCTCCTGACTCACCTTCGACGCCATATCATGAACAAAGACAGCCGCGACTGCCGCATCAATGAAGGCGTTCGGGTTGTTGCGATCTCGCGCGATCCGGAGACCTCGTGCATCGATCTTTGGAACGCAGTTCGCCACGTGTCGACGAAGTGTAGGATTCCCATCATGCTTGATACGGTTCTCCATCACGGCATCGAAGAAGCGCTTGGTAGCCGGTACGGACCTGGTTGTCGAGTTCGTTGGGATCTCGAGAATCGGATACCCATCGTGTTCCCACGTCTGCAGAAGCTGGCCGAGAAAGAACGGGTCCGCACCAATTTGTGCCACCTTGTACATCGCACATGCCGTACGCACAGCAATGTCCAGCTCAGTGTAAGGAACGCGCCACATGTCATCACCGACTGGACGTTCCCAGATCTTGAGCGTGAAGAGCTCGGGATCTGGTCCGGTCGTACAGGCCATGAGAGCCATCGAATCGTGCTTCCAGGCACCGTCCACAAACAGACATACGGGTGTGTCGGGCTTCAGTTCAATGCGACTGTCCTTGCACTCATCCCACTTGTACATGTTCATCCAGCCGGCGGAACGCTTGAGCCAGCCGCCGAGATGAAGACGAATGAACTCAGCCTTCGGAAGCGCGAGCGCCTGAGACATGAGGAATCGCTCGTTGGTCCAGCCATATCGGAAGCCGAGGTTGTACTCACGCCAGGCTTCCCGGTCGAAGACGTCCAGGTCATCGCGGATATCCTTGCCTGGCCAATGAATGTAGAGCGAATCGTCTCCACGCTCCGAGCGCTCCAGCAACTCACCAAGCGGGCTATTCATATCAACGCCAGGCGTGGTGATGTAGACCGTCATCGACTCAGGACGAGCCGCGGTACCAGAGCTCAGAGCTTCTGGCAGATCGTTGTTCTTGAACGCCCAGTACTCGTCGACCACCGACACGAACGGGTTGTAGCCGTGCGCCTGATGGGCATCAGCACCGAGGACCATGATGTGAGATTGTCCGTCGTTCGTCTCGATCTTGTTCTTGTAGATCTTGAGCCGCTTGCGCAGAGGCTTCGAGCTGATCGCGAACGCATCAACGTTCTTCTTGAGGATGCCTGCCTGCACGCGCGAGTTGGCGGCGAAGTAGATCTCGGTACCCATCTCGCGAGTTGTGAGGCAGAAGAGTCCAATGCCGGAAGCCGAGAGTGTCTTCGCCCACTTCCTATGCACGACGATGGCCGCCTCGCGGTGCTTCCACAGTCCATCGTCAGCGAGGACAAACATGTCTCGCAGGACCTGCTGTTGCTCGGGCACGAGAAGGACCGGTTTGCCGGCATCCGGACCACGTGGATGTCGACAGAACCGGGCAAGAAACTCAATGATGCGATCGCCGTCGTTAGGGTCGGACATTGGCGCGGAGGAACGCGTCGAACTCGTCCTCTTCGGCCTTCGCCTTCTGGACGTCAACGATACGCTGGATGGACCGCAGACAGTTCAGCATGGTCCATTCGGCACGGAGGACACGATCAACCAACGGATGAGATTGTAGCACTCCGTTATCCAGAGTATGAACAAGCCCATCCATCGAGATCTGCTCACGCCAGACACGAGAGTCCTCCAGCATGCGCCCGTACTGGTTGATGAGGCCATCGGCGACCGGTCCGGCGTCGATATGCTCCTTGAGTTGCCCTGCTTCCATGAGCGTCAAGATACCGGACACGAAGAAACCCGGCCACTCTTCAGCGACCGGGTTCTTCGCGGCACACATGACCTAACGCAATTGACTCGTTACGACCTCCTTTCTCTGATGTTCAGGAAGCGGCCAGCGCTACCTCGATCCCATGTATGGAAATCCGTAGTTGAGTTCGTACGCGTAGCACCAGGCCGCATGGCGACTGGTGAACTTGAGGTTGTCGATAGGTGCTTCGTATTCGCCTTGCGAGTCGAAGACAAACCAGCGCTCTGTACCTCGAGCTCGGCTATCCCAGTTCGTGCAGTCCACTCGGAAGCGGACCACGCACCGGATGGCCATCGTTCAGTCCGTGAGTTCCGTGACGGTGATGTCTCGAACAGACTCGAGTCGGAAGCCGAGATCGGCGGCCTCATCATCATCCGCACCCTCGAGACGTCCGTCTTCCATGATGTCTCGGAGCATGTCGTGGAAGGTATCCTCGTCGATCCGATCATCATCAATCTCGTGATCAACGACTATGGTGGTTCGGAATGTTCTCATTGACGCTTCGCCTTGACCCCGAGAGCATCGTATACGACGGGTATGCCCTCATCAAGAACACGGCTCGAGAGCTCATCGATCTTCCAGCAGCCATACCGAGCTCCATCTTTCTCTTCGGTTGAGGCCTCCGAATCGTTGAGCGTTTCAACCAGGCCTTCACGAAGCTTGACAAGAGCTTCGACGATAAGAGCTGCCTCGAGTAACGAGCAGTTGATCGTCACCATGTGCTCCATGCCCTCCCGCCTTGGATGTCGTAGATCTTCTTCGCATAGTAGATGTTCCAGCCCGGATCATACAGAGCCGAGACAGAGCATCCGCCGGCGGATCGTGAGAAGTCGTCGCAGATCCCCCACCGCGTGATCCATTGAGGCATGATCTGAAGAAGACCAGCGGCACCGGACCTCGAGTTGCGAGCTCCCGGGTTGCACCTGGACTCGCGATACATGACCCTCGAGAACTGATCGACAGGCAGGTCGTTCGCCTCGATCAGATGTTCCCACTGCGTGCAGCGGCCCTGCACTTCCGTGCCACCGGGCCCCCACACCGGATCATCGATCCAAGCGATGTGGCACCCAGCTAACGGTACGGCAGCAAATACTGCCATTATCGCTACTCGTTTCATGTTGCTCCTTACAGGTAGGGACCGTGCCCATGGGTCGATCCTTGGGTTGTAGACTGGACAGGAACGAGATTGCCGCGCGCATCCATGCGGAAGACGGCAAACTCACCTTCGATCGGACTGATCTCGGTCGTGTCGCACTCAGGACCACAAACATGATCCGCGAGTGGATCGTTGTGAACGATTACCTCGAAGTATCGAACATTGACCAACGGAATCTCGATACGATGACCCCTGGTCTTGCCCTTGATCACGACGAAATCCGAGGACATGTTCGAATCGAACATCGAGGACGTCCATCCACCTTCATGCGAAGGAAAGAACGACTCGTACGCTCCATCGAGCCACGTGAAGACGAGCTCCACGACATGCTCACCAGCATCCATCTTCGCGTGAGCCTCATCGGGCGTCAACATCAGAAGTACACGCTCCCCTCGAGCAGCTTCAGCGAGGACAGATCATCGAGGCTGATCATGTGCCGTTCACCTTCAAGCTCGCAGACAACCTGACCTTCGCCTTCGTTACACGCTGGGCAACCGTCTTCAGTGAGCTTAGCCGTGAACTTGTTGCACGACTCACACCGTCGCTCGAGCGTCTTGGTCTCGCAGTTCGAGCACTCGTACAGCGTCTCCGCGGTACTGCTCGTAAACAGGTTCGAGCACTCTTCGCACTCGAGCAAGAACTCTTTCATTGCTTCAGCCATGACTTCCTTTCATTAGGGTAGGTGGCCTCGATCCAGGCTCCAAGAGCCGAGGATGAACTCCAGAAGCCCGGATCAGGAGGTTCAGTAGTCTAGCAAGGGCTTTCCGGAGAAAGCTCCTGGAGGACTAGTGCATTTCAGGTGTCGAACCCATGATCAACTCGTGAGCTTGTTCCCAAGCTACCCGTATCCCGTCAAGTGCCTCGAGTACGTTGATAGCCTGGTCGATCTGAATGCCAGCCTCGTGCCACATCCGATGGAATTCGTAGAGCAGACCCTTGCTCTTCTCGATGACCTCAATCATCTGCTCAACAGTTGCATCTGGCCGCGAAGGAGGCTCACCTTCCGCGTGGACGACGTACGTGAAGCCTTCGTCAGAAGAGCCCGAGGAGGCGGCCAGCGTTGCCTGAGTCTCCTCAACCAGAGCTCGAGCATCGGCCAGACTGTATGACTTCCTGGCCTTCGCACCGAGCTTGCTCGTGTCACCCTTGAAGCTCGCTCGCATCTCAGGTGTCTCGATGTTGAGGAGGATCTCACCAGGGTCTGAATCAACCTCATCCTCATCATCGACTTCGTCGTCTCCCCTCAGATCAATGACTTCGACTGGAGGGTTCGGCATGGTGGTGTCGTACGCGGCCTTCTCAGTCGCGTCAATGTGCCTGAAAGCTTCACGCAGGTCAGTGACCCGGATCATCTTCCGCTTCCTCAACGACCAGATCACCATGTCGGGCAGTCGTAGGGATGGTTGCTCACCGTCCATGACGGCGATCATGTCATCCAAGATGGACGGATCACGAGCAGCGACCTCGAGAGCAGCCCACGTAGGCCGTCTCATGCTGTGGAG